AGGCCCATTGCCAATCATGGGGAGACACGTCTCTATGCGCTGGCAAAGGTGGCTTATGTATTCGAGCATGTGGTATTTGACATGTTCCGGGACGCGTCCATCAAAGGGCGCGGCAAGAAAGAGTGCATTGAAACCATCATGGCAAACATGTCCGATATGAGGCCGGGCGCGCGTTTTGTGGAAAACGACCTGAAAGCCTTCGAGTTTGGGATCTCGGAGAAACTTAAGCAGGCCGAGCAGGAGATTTTCTGCCACATTGCCCGCCTCATTGGAGTAGAAGACGTCGGGGACCTGTTGTTCGACCGCGTGGTGGACGACAGGGACAAGTGCGCTACATGGAAGATGAGCTTCCGTGACTCCACCGGCGAACGCCGGACCTTCAAGCTCAAGCTTGGGCAGACGATGAGGGAGAGCGGTGATCGGGTCACCAGTTCAGGAAACTTTTTCCAGAACTTGATGGCTTGGTTTTCATACTTGGTCGACCCAGACCACGTAGACGCCGCGTTCGATTCACTCATCAAGTTCCGCGGCCGGAGGATGTTTTATGTCTCCGCGCGCGACAAGACGCTCAGGGTAGTGAAGGGCAAACAGGTACGCCACAATTATTTAGCGTGCCTGGCGTTCGAAGGCGACGACACCGCCGCACGGTTTGAGGAGGAAATATGGGTATCGGCGTCGGGCGTATGTCCAGTCGAGGCGTTTTTCCTTCGTTGGGGATGGTCCCCCAAACTGGTCTGGAAGCCGTTAGTGGGGGACACCTACTTACGGTTCGTAGGGTATGAGGCACTGTTGTGCGACAGTCAGGTCGTGTACGACGGGGGCAACATGGTGATGACACCTGAGGTCGCGCGGTTCTTGAACACCAAGTCATGGACCACGACCGATGTCACACCGCAGGAGCTCAAGACGTGCATCCGCATTTTTGCGGCGACACTTGGGGAGGGGTTCAAACACGTTGAACCTATGCACGCGTTCTTGCAGGCCATGTATGACGACAATGCCGGCGGCATTGACGTCAAGGCCGAGAAAGTTCGCGAGTACATCTTCGCAAGCACAGGCCACTTGCCCGACGCGGGCATGGTGGTCCGCACAGGGGTGCCCATGCCGGAATTTGAGTGTGGAGATCCGTCGAAGTGGAAGCGCCTGCTCACAGTGAGCGCTGGCGCATTCACCGACGCGGAGTGGGCGACAATGTGCCATATTGGCACCGTGAACGTGCACGGTGCTGACTTGGCCCTCAGCGTACCCGCCGCTTGGCGGGAGTAGCTTAATACCACTTGTTTCACACCTGGCCGCTGCCAGGATTTAATAAGAAGCTAATTGCATTCATGTGGCGCCTTTCGGGGCGAAATACCTACGATTGTTGACACAGGGTCGTAGGGTCGTACACTTATCGTTATCGGTTTCCACAGGCCGGGCGAGGAATACGGAGTGCTGCCGGTGTACGATGTGATGGTCCAGCTTGCAATTATCCAAGCGGCTGGTAGGGGACGCGGGGGGGGCTTTGGCATAGCTCCCCTTGGCCGGGACTGGTCCCTAATTCCACCCTAATGCCTGAGTAGCCGGGGCTAGTCCGGTGAACAGCCTGGGAACCCCGGGAGGGGATACGGTGAGGGCACTTCTGCTACCCAAATGCAGTGGTTGTTGGTGGTTGTAATGACGGGGCACCAACGTAAAGCGGAAGATTGCGTGTGTGAGGGTCCCGAAGCGGACGGGCCTGCGAACGAGGGGTGAGCCTTACTCTCGTGCATGTGGGTTGCGGTCCGTGAATGTTCCGTTCGGCTAGCACGGTCGGGTGGTTATCAGACACTAAGCTACTTGTAGCAGTCTAGGCACACGCACAATTTGGCGCCCGGGGCGGCGACGCGAAGGCCATTTTGGCCACATTTCCGGTCGCTTCGGTTTTAGTGCGATACGGCGCACATTTTCTGCAGTTTTTGGGGGACGGCCCCCCCGCTTTTAGCTTCCTAATAGCGATCCGGCCCCAGGCGGTTTGGCGTGGCCCGTCAACCCCTGGAGTCGGTGGTATTGATAAGCAAAAACCTAAATCCAGTGAGTGTAGTACCCAAAGGTGGACTGTGTCTACTCACTTACTTTCCGGTTTCACGCATTCCTTGCGGTTACCAGGTCGTTGCACGATGGCGAACAAGGCGATCAAGAAGATCCTGAAGAAGAAGGCGCCGAAGAGGCGCCAAGGCAAGGGGGCCACTCGAGCTCTGGCCGAGCGTGTGTTAGCACAGGGAACGGGCCGCGTCGCGGCACGCCCTTTCGGAGGTAAAACTTCGGTGCCACGCTCTCTCGGTCTGCATCCCAAGGCATGGGATGCATTTGCGACGGCGCACGCGCCCCTACCACGGTCGGTGGGGGCGTACACCATAGTGCGCACGTCGTTCCTTACGCAGACTTCCGCTCGTTGTGGGTTCATCGGCACTTTCAAGCGCCGAGCGGACTCGGCTTCGACGGGGGGGGCTGTGGACGCAGGAGGTTGGTCGAACTGCGTGATGGCTACCGAGGAGGCAACGACCGCAATAGGGTCGACAGCTGCCACCGGCTTTCACTTTGCACCGTTCCCGGGCGGTCCGCACCTTGCGGATCGCAACCAGACAACCTTTACCTGTTGCCCAGCCGCCATCTCGGTCCAGATGATGGGGCCGAACGCACTCAGTGCGGCAGCTGGACAGCTTGCCGCCGCTGTGGTGCCAGCGCGTTTGGATTTGACGGGCGACACCCGCAGTTGGGAGGAGGTCCAAACGGACATCACGTCCTATTTCAGGCCACGCCTACTGTCAGCTGGAAAGCTGACGTTACGTGGTGTTCAGATGGATTCACATCCACTGAGCATGAGCGACGTGAGTTCATTTGAGCCGTTGTACCACCAAGACCCGAACCCCAACACGGTGTTACCAGCTCAGTGGTCATCGGAGCGCCCGTACCCATGTGGATGGGCGCCCATGGCATTCGTCAACCCGACGGGTGCCAACTTGCAGCTGCTTATCTCAGTAGAGTGGCGCGTGCGTTTCGACGTCGGTAACCCGGCCGTTGCATCGCACCAACACCACGGCGTTTCTAGCGACGCCGGCTGGGACCAGCAGATCCGCAGGGCAACTGATGCTCTGCCAGGCGTGATCGACATAGTCGAGCGCGTCGCCAACACGGGCATGGGGATGTACGCAAAGGCGTCGTCCCTAGGCTTGCTGTAGTTCACCATCATGCCTGCGAGGGCAGGTAGCAGCGATTTTGTTCTGGTGCCCTATGGGTGTGCCGTGCGACGAAGCCGCGAAAGACAGAAAAACTCACTTGGAGGCAAACAAGTGAGGCACCGTGTGTGTAACTAAGACTCCGGGCTGGCTGACGCG